AATTTTTAGTTGACATAATTCTGCCACAAAGATATGATATAAGAAATCTATGAATGAAAAATTTTTACTAATAACATTTTATATATTATCATTTATGTTTGCTATGTGGTTATTAACAATGATAGGAAAGTAATATGCTAACACCAAGACAATTAAAGTTATATAAATATTTACAGAATTATTTTAAAGAAAATGAAATGATGCCTGTATTTGAAGAGATGATGAAACATATGAATGTTAAATCAAAGAGTGTTATATTTAATATGCTTGGCTATATAGAATGGAAAGGATATATTAAAAGGTATCCTGCCCATGCTAGAGCCATCCAAATAATAAAGGAGGTAGCATAATGAAAACGAATGAGCAAGGTGAAGTGTGGTTGGATAAAGTACAAGCATATGTTTGTCCAAGTTATTTGAATAATAATTCTACAGATTTTTCAGATATAAATTCTGAATGGTTGTATAATCTTTATCAAAAACATTTTCCTAATGCAGAAGATAATGCAATTAAATCTCAAATTAAAAATGAGGTATTTAATTTAATAGGAAAAGATAATTACAAAAAGAAAAACTTAATTAAAGCATTAAGAAATAAATTTCCTGATATAAAATCAGGAGTTATATGTAGGATACTTAAGAAATTTCTATCTTTAAGAGTACTTGAGATAGACCTAACCTACAAAACGAAACCCTTTGTTATCAAAGGAAAGTACTATATAAATTAATACAACTTATGATTGAAAGGAGTGCTAAGTTATTGATATTGTTGAGGAATTTTTATTTTTCAAAGTCGTTCTCATACCTATGTTTGATAGGTATAATAGGAGGTACTGCCCAAAATAATTTGGGTATTAATTCTAATTATATTAAACAACATTTTGTTGAATAGGACTATGGCTAATAAATTCTTTGTGAAAAAATCTTGGGTGAATGTAGATGTGTGTGTTGAAGATTATTTCAATTCAGGAACATTACTACACCAAGCTAAAGAAAATTTAAACTGGAGTCCTTACTCAAATATCATTGGCAAAGAAGTAAAGTTTCAAAGGAATACTGTGGAGGAAATTGATGAAGAGACCTACAATAAGAAAGTCAAGAAATCCAATAGCAAGGATGTTGAAACAAAAAAGGTTTCTCTCAAAGATTGTAAAGAGTAAGAAATTTAAACTGATTGCTAAATACTTGGACAATAAAATGAAGTATGATACAAAATAGAAACGCATTCTCCTTTGGGGGAGGAACAGGTGAAGGCAGAGCAATAACACCACATATTCTTTTATGGCGTAGTGTTATTGTAAGAGCCATTATGGATGCCCTTGATGTAGATATACACGCATGGGGTAAACATAGATTAAAAATAGTCCAAGATGCAAACGCTTGGTTTAATACAAACGATACCCACTTCTGTGAGGTATGCGAACACTCAGACCTTGAACCCTCGTTCATTGTTAAAACCTACACTAAAATAGTTAAAGCTAAAACAAAAAAACTATTTGAACATAAAAATTTAAATAAGTTTCTTACACAATATTTGTGTAGTTTTCATTGAGATATTTAAAAGAAGAGATAATGAATAAAATATATATGGGTGCAGGAGTAGTTAGTATTGCAGTAGTAATGTGTGTGTTAGTTTACATTATAATGTTTGGAATATAATTATGGGAATGATGGATGGTGGAATTAACTTTAGAGATATATGTCATAAGTGTGACTGTAATAAAAGTGGTGGTACTATGAAGCGACATATGAACGATAGGAATATAAAGATTTGTAATGACTGCTTAAATAAATTAGATGATGATAATGGTAGAGAAGAATTTAATAAGTATGTTAGTACAAGAGAATTAAAACAAGGGTTTTTTAAATGAAAAAATATTTAATTATAATTTTAAGTTTATTTTTATTAACAGGATGTAGTCAGTTTGCTTTGTTATCTAGTGGTTCAAGCTTGGCATTAAGTAATAATGCTTATGCTAAAGCTTATAGTGGTCTAGACTTTACAACCACATTAACAACAGATAAGGATATTAAAACTCACGCATATGAGTATGTTAAGAAAGCTAAAGAATTAAAATCTTTAGTGACGTTTACTATCATGCATGACTTTGAAGAGCCAGTAATTATGCATGACTTTAATGGAGAACTAACTGAAGTCACAAAAGAAATACCAAAGAATACTATTATTATTAATACAGTAATTAAAAATGATGTGTTTGAGATTTGTTATCTATCATTTTTCTTAGCAGTCTCTACTGTTTTATTGACATTGGTTTTAATATATTTATTTATATATCTATTCCATTGTATAAGAAACCCAATCAAAGTAGTAAAGAAAAGAAAATATAAGCGGAGAAGAAAATAATATATGAGTGATAAGGAATTAATGACTGCATTGAAACATCAGATTGCAGATTTAACTGAAGAAAAGAATGATGCTATTAAATTATCATCTGAAAAAGATAGTAAGATTAAACAATTATTAATTCAGTTAGAGAATGCTAATGATGATACACATACAATGGGTAAAAAAATTCAAGAGTTAGAAGCTGAGATGGTGAAAAAGTCAAGGATTAAGCGGATAATTAACGAAAAGATAGATGAAGTATTGGAGAAGAAAAAGGAAATAAAAGATGAACCAAGTGTTGACAATGACGATTAAAAAGTGTATAACAAACTAATATTAAACTATAACAAAAGGACATATTAACATGGCAATAGTAACAGGAACTGCTTATTGGGCATCTCTAGATAGAGCCAATGAAAAGTTTGAACCAATGTGGAGAATAGATTTAGCAGTAGATGATAAGACTGCTGAAGAATTTAAAAGTAATGGACACACACTAGCAGAAACAAAACACAACGATGAAGTAATCCCTAACATTCTTAGATTTAAAAGAAAAGTTAGTAAGAACAATGGGGATAAGAATACCAAACCTAATCTTATAGATGACCAAAAAAATCCACTAAATAAAATAGTGGGTAATGGAAGTAAAGTCAGAGTAATGTATAAAGCATATGACTGGAATTTCAAAGGTAAAAAAGGTAAAGGCATGGACTTACAGGCAGTACAAGTACTTGACCATGTGGAGTACATACCTAAAGAAGATTTCCCTGACGTAGAGGGAGCAAGTAAATCTTCTAATGGTGTTGACATCAAGGAAGATTTTTAGTATATTAACTCAGTCGGTAAAATGACTGTTCATTTTCTACTCCTTAAGGAGAGTCGACTTGTAGTTAGGTTGGCTCTCCTTTTTTATTAGAATGAATTATAAATAATTATGAGGGCGACAATGGAAGAAAATAAAAATGGATTTGTTAAGTATCACTTACCCTGTCCACTATGTGAAAGTACTGATGCAGTATCTGTAAATGCAGACAACTCTGCTTATTGTTTTTCTTGTCAAAAATATATAAAGGAATACAATATGGAAACACAACCAGTAACAAATAGTAATCACGAATACGAAGTTAAAAACTTTACTAAAGAATCAGACTATGCAGAAATTATAGATAGAAATATTTCTGAACAAACTTGTAAAAAGTTTGGAGTGACTGTTAAGATGGATGATGTAGGTAATATTATTAATCATTACTATCCTTACCATGATACTCAAGGAGCAAAGATTGCAACGAAGACTAGATATACAAAATTAAAAGAGTTTAATATTGTAGGTAATACAAAGAACTCAGGACTGTTTGGTCAACATCTTTTTTCTAAAAATAAATTTGTAATTATAACAGAGGGAGAGATAGATTGTTTATCAGCATATCAAATGATGTTGAAAGGAACATACCACACACCAGTTGTAAGTATTAAGAATGGTATTGCTTCAGCAGTTAAAGATATTAAAGCAAGTTTAGAATGGTTAGAACAATTTGAAAATGTTATTGTAAACTTTGACAATGACAAGCATGGTCTTGATGGTGCTATGAAAGTTGCAGAGTTATTTTCTCCAGGAAAATGTAGAGTGATGCATCTACCTGAAGGATTTAAAGATGCGTCTGATTGTTTAATTAAAAATAAAATACAAATCTATACTAAAACTTTTTGGGATGCTAAGAAATTTGCACCTGATGGAATTATAAATGCATCTACTTTATTAGATGATGTACTTAAACCAGTTACAAAATCATTTGTTCAATATCCTTTTGAGGGATTAAACAAAATAACTTATGGCTTAAGACCATCAGAGTTAGTGACGTTTACTGCAGGTAGTGGGTTAGGTAAGACTCAAGTAATGAGAGAAGTTATCCATCACATTATAAAATCAACTGAAGATAAGATTGGTTTGTTAATGTTAGAAGAAACACCAGTCATAACTGCAAAAGGATTGATGAGTGTTGAAGCAAATCAAAGATTACATTTACCTGATGTTCATGTAAGTAAAGAAGAAATGACAACTTACTTTGATGCAACAGTTGGTACTGGTAGAGTTTATATGTTTGACCATTTTGGTTCTAACTCTATTGACAATATAGTTTCAAGAGTTAGGTTCTTAGCTAAAGGTTTAGATTGTAAGTATATTATCATAGACCATATTAGTATTATAGTTTCAGACCAATCTCATGGAGATGAACGAAGAGCATTAGATGAGATTATGACTAGACTTAGAACACTTGTTCAAGAGACTGGAGTATCTATGATAGTGGTATCACACTTAAGAAGACCTGATGGTAAAGGACATGAAGAGGGTGCGGCAACTTCACTATCACAACTTAGAGGTTCGGCTTCTATAGGTCAGCTAAGTGACATCGTTATAGGGCTTGAGAGAGACGCACAGAACGATGATATAGAAATCCGACATACTACTAGGATAAGAGTATTGAAGAATAGATTCTCAGGTATAACTGGTCCATGCTGTGATTTAAAATATGATAGAGAAACAGGGAGATTAGCTGAGGTAAAGTCAGATGACTTTTAATCAAGTAGTTTTTGATATTGAAACTACTATGACTGCTGATAAGATATGGTGTATTGTTTGTAAGCATAATGATACCTACTATCAATTCAGACAAGATAAGCTTCATAGATTTGAAGAGTTTATAAAACAAACTGATGAAGTAATAGGTCATAACATAATTGGTTTTGATATACCAGTTATAAATAAAATATTTGGTTATGATTTATTTAAACATTGTAAGATAACTGATACCTTAATTCTATCAAGACTATTATCTCCTATGATAGAGGGTGGGCATTCATTAAAAAATTGGGGATTAAAATTAGCTAAGAACAAAATAGACTTTGAACAGTTTGATTTTTTTAGTGAAGAGATGTTAACCTACTGTCGTAATGATGTAGACTTAACTCAAAAGTTATATAAATTTTTAATTAAAAGAACAGAAGATTTTGGAGAGTCTATTAAATTAGAACATGATGTTGCTAAGATTATACAGAAGCAACATGAACGTGGATTTAAAATAGATATAGTCGAAGCCAATATGTTACAAGCTAAGTTCCAAGAGGACATGAATATATTACAAAGTAAAGTAAGAGAAACATTTCCACCTTTAAAAATAGAAACAGAATTTATTCCTAAGTCTAATAATAAAACAAGAGGATATGTAAAGGGAGTTCCTTTTATTAAAGTTAAATATAAAGAATTTAATTTAGGTTCACGTCAACAAATAGCTGAACGTCTAGTTATGTTAGGATGGAAACCTAAAAAGAAAACAGAGAAAGGACATACTATAGTTGATGAAAAAGTTTTATCACAAATTAAAAATATTCCTGAAGCTGATTTAATTAAAAAGTTTCTCACTCTTCAGAAAAGAATTGCTCAAGTTAATTCTTGGATTGAAGCGACAAGAGAAGATGGAAGAGTACATGGCAAAGTAATTACCAATGGTACTATTACTGGAAGGATGAGTCATCAGTCGCCCAATATGGCTCAAGTTCCTGCTGTGTATTCTCCCTATGGTAAAGAATGTAGAGCATTATGGGTGGTTAATAATAAATATAAATTAGTAGGTGTTGATGCTTCAGGACTTGAGTTGAGAATGTTAGCACACTACATGAATGATAAGGATTATATACATGAAATCGTTAATGGAGATATACACACTACAAATCAAATTGCTGCTGGTTTGGAATCGAGAGATGAGAGCAAAACTTTCATATATGCATTCATCTATGGAGCAGGTTCCAAAAAAATCGGAAGCATCATTGGAGGTAATGAAAGAGATGGAGATAGAGTTAAAGAAAAATTTCTTAGAGCAACGCCAAGTCTTAGACGCTTACGAGAAAAGGTGGATGGAGTTTCTAAAAAGAGATGGATTAGAGGACTCGACCAAAGAAGAATCATAATTAGGCATCCTCATGCCGCTTTAAACACCCTATTGCAGGGTGCTGGTAGTTGTGTTATGAAAAAAGCGTTGACACTACTAGATAAAAATGTTATAACAAAACAAATAAAAGCATTTCCAGTTGTAAATGTACATGATGAATTTCAATACGAGGTTGAAGAAAGTAGAGCCGAAGAGTTTGGAAAGTTAGCAGTACAATCAATTATAGATGCAGGTAAACAATTAAATATAAGGTGTCCTTTAGATGGAAAATATAAAATCGGAAGTAACTGGGCAGAAACACATTAGTACATTAGCTACAGATATTAAATCTTTAATAGCTAATATCTCTGATGGTACACCTGCTAAAATAACAGAAGAAAATATGGATAAGTTCCTTGCTAATATTAAGGAATCTTTTAAGTCATGGAATACTCCTAGTAAAGAAAAAGATGGGAAGTTAAGAATGTCTGTGTTAGGTAAACCTACTAGACAATTATGGTATGATAAGTATAGCCCAAAAGAAACATCAAAATATGATACAAGTTTAAATTTAAAATTTTTATATGGTCATATACTAGAACATTTAGTTTTATACTTAGCAGAATTAGCTGGTCATAAAGTTGAGCATCAACAAAAGAAAGTGGAGATTGATAATATCAAAGGACATTTAGATGCAGTTGTAGATGGAGAAGTCTGTGATGTTAAGTCAGCTTCAGCTTTTGGATTTAAAAAATTTAAGAATGGAGAGTTAGTTGGTGATGACCCATTTGGTTATCTCGCCCAGCTATCAGGATATGAAACAGGTATGGGTACAAGTCATGGTGGTTTCTTAGTTGTTGATAAATCAACTGGAGATATATGTTTGTATAGACCTGATGAGTTAGCTAAACCCAATGTTCCTACTCTAATTAAAAACTTAAAAGAAACTTTAGAAAGTAAAATACCACCTGAGAAATGTTATTCATTAGCAGAAACAAAAGGTGGAAACAAATCATTACCTATTGGTTGTCAGTATTGTTCTCATAAATGGGAATGTCATTCAGATACTAATGATGGTAAAGGTTTAAGAGTATTTAAGTATGCTAATAAGAATGTATTCTTAGCTGAAGTTAACAAGAAACCTAACGTAGAAGAAATTACTCATAACTTTAAAGAAGAATTAAAAACTTATGGAAAGCGTGTTGATGGAAAATAAAAAATTATACCAACCCTTACCTGAAAATGAATGCATTAACCTTACCATTTCTAAAAGTAAGATACAAGGGTTAGGATTGTTTACTAAATTATTTGCACCAAAGGGTGTTAACTTTGGTGTTAGTCATTATAAAATTAAGGATGAAATAATTCGTACACCTTTAGGTGGTTTTATAAATCATTCTGATAACCCTAATTGTGAGAAAGCAAAGTCAGTAGGTACAAATTATAATAAATATAATTTAATTGCTATAAGGGATATAAAAGCATGGGAAGAAATAACTCTTAAATATACTTTTTATACATTAAAAAATGAAAATGATTTTTTAGAAAATGCTGAGAAAGAAAAAAAAGAATTAGCAGAATCTTATAGAGAATCAAGAAGGCAAACAGAAGAACGTAAACTAAAAGAAAAAACAGAATCAGAAAAATTACAAGAAGATTTAGAACCTATTGTGAATGCACCCATGATGGAAAAAGAATAATGATAATAGATAAAAGAGATTACGAAAATTTATATGATGTAATAGTAACAGAACAAGTATCATCTGATAGAATAGATACTTACTTTAAAGATAAAGGGTTTTATAAATATTGGAAGAAAAGAAATGAATACAA